TACTTCCTCAAATGAATACCACTTGACCTCTTTAGTTTTTCTGTTGACATAAGTCAAACCAACTTTAACTTCAGGATAATCTTTTGCTCTGTCATACATCTCTTGTAGTTTATCCATATCAGAAAACTTTATTTTCTTTGTGCCTTTAACCTCTGTCAAAAATAACTTATCTTTCCTGTTAAAGATGTAATCAGGAATAGTTATTATGTCTGTGTAGTACCAAAAGAAATTAATACTATGTTCCCATGGGCTAGTTGCTGCTTTTAACCAATCCTTTTGTTTAACTAGCCCTAAGTCTGTAAGGTGTTGTTCAAAAATATCCTCTGCTTGTTTACCAACACCATCTTTTACCCTGTCGTTGTAATCCATTTCGTTAAAAAGCATTACTCTTCTTCTTGATTTACTGTTGTAAGTACTTGTATGTTAGGAAGTATTGCAAGTAGTTGTTGTTGTCCATTAGGTAACAATATACTTTTGCCCATAAACAAAGGCACTTCCTTTTCGTTTCTCCTGTTTAATAATTCTGCAATCAACATACCCTCTGTTGCTTTGCTTAACATTACATCAATCATTCTTTCTCCTTTTATTTCCTCTTTTGTTTAACTTAACCCATACATCATAGTCAAAATTAAAATGGTAGTTCAGTTGTTCTAGCTCCCTGCTCTTTCTCTCTGAGTAAGGCATTACATGTCCTCCATTCCCATTTGTATGGGTTATTGTCATCTTGTAGTTTATATCTCTGTCCACAATATAAATTACCTTTGCTGTCTGTGTACATTACTTTATCTTTATTCTTACAAAGATAAGGTGCTTTACACTTTCTATCTGGCTCAGGTGGTATATCAAAATTGTAGTTAGGATATTTTTCTTTTAATTTTTCTTTAAGTTTCTTAACATTAAAGAGTTCCCCTGCACTTTCTAATTCCATAATTAAGATGGGTCTTTGAGTGTCCAATCGCCATCTGTGTCAATCCAATCAAAGATATTTTTCTTTGTTGCATTACCACTAGCTAAAAAATCCTTAGCTTTTTTTACAAGCTCTGTCTGTCCATCATCAGTAGCCTGTGCAACTTTATCATTAAATGTTTTAAGCTGCTTGTCTGTAGGTGGCTCTTGTTCCCATGCTCCACTTGGTATGTCTGTCATTTCATCTCCTTTTGTTTCATCTTGTATTGGTTGCGTATCAAACACAACATCAAGAATATTTTCATCCTCTAAAAACACTTCAACCCTATTTAAGAATTTGTCCATGTCTTTACTTGTCCAGTTGTTAACATTTTCGCTAACCTCTGTGTCTTTTACCATGTCATTGTATATTTTAGTCTTTACCTCTCCCATTTTTTTTGAGTTAGGTATCATTTCTTTTAGTATCGTATTCAATTGCTCTGCAACAGGTTGTTTTGTAGCTCCAATGTCCTCTGCAAATTTGTTAGCACTATCGTTAGTTGTTACTGCTACTTCTTTTGCAGTTGAACTAGGTTTATTTGGCTTTGGCTTTGGTTTTGGTGGAGGTGCTCCATCATCATCATAAAAATCATCAGTTCCACTCCATAACTCTACGCCTATTGCTGCTCTCATACAAGCTCTTTTAAAAGCATCACTCTCTGCAAGTTTAAGACACTCACCCTGTGTTGCTCTAGCTAACGCAGGTCCTTCAACATCTCCTGCACCCATATAAACTTTACCTTCAATAGTTAACTTACCTTTAGCACCTATAACTTTGTCATTAATAATGACAGGTTCAAACTCCCATTCATAATCAACATCAGCATCTCTTAGTCGTTCCACATATACTGCATGGTTTACAAACTTCCCAAACTTTCCCTTTGGTGGGTCTTGTACAACCTCCTCTGGAAAAGGTGCAAGAAGTTTCTTTTTAGTTTCTTTATTCATTTATTCCTCCTCTGTTCTTGTTGCCTGTATAACTGCGAATACCCTTTGTCTTGTAACTTTAAGTATTGCTGCAATTTTTATCATGGATAGACCATTATTGTAAGCATGTGTGACAATTTGTTGTCGTTGTTCTAATAAATTGTCTAAGTTGTTTTGATTGTGGTCTATCTGTTGTTGTATATTTTCTAGTGTCAATTCAATATCATTAACATCTATCATTTATCCTCCTTTAAATGTACATATCTAGTGTCAACTTTAACAGGTATTAACATGTATGTCATGGCTAAAATGGTGGTTTTTGGTAGTCCATTGCACCATCATAAGCTAATTCATCATTGAGTTCTGCTAACTCTACCTCTTTAAATAGTTTTTTTAGGTGTCTAATCTGCTGCTTGTATATATATTTCTTAGTATCGTATCGTGCATATCTATCATCACTCCACCACCTAATACTATCTTTCTTTTCTTTCTTTAGGTTATTTAACTCTGCTTGTAGTTCATCTTGTAAATGTTCAATAACTTCGTACGAGTTAGGATAACTCCTAAATTTTTTTGACATTATTTCTCCTCTTTTGGTTTTGGTTTTTCTATTAATTGCAAATCATTAACATCAATTATGTCATTTAATAGTTCAACTTTATGTATGGTGTACCACTTATCATCATCATCAACTATAGTAATATCCCATATCATTGGATTATTAGGCATTATTCCTCCTTTGTAATTTATAAATTCTATATGATGCTTTTAGTTTCCATATTGTAAATTTAATTTTATTAATTATTCCTCCTTTATTGCACCTGTTAATACATAGTATTCGTGCAAATCTCTCTGTTGTTTTTGATTTAACATACCTACAACAAAGTTGTATCTATCTAAATCAATCTTGCTTAGCTTTTGTTGTTGTTTGAAATGTCTGCGTAGTGCGTAGTTATCAGCCATAAGACCAGATAAAAACCATGCAAACAAAACACAACCTATTAATATATATACCTGCATTATTCCTCCTCTATTTAAACTACCCAATATTTTTTAAGGGTGTCTAGTTCTTCTTGTGTAATAACATCTACTTTATAAACACTTACTAACTCATCTCCAAACCAATAAGCATCTTTAGTGCTTAGTGTATCTTTATATTTACCCTCCATTTCTGTTAGGTCATCACAACCAAAATACACTTCATTAATATAATCTTCTTCAGTTAAATCATTATTAATAAAATAACTAAATTCTGTGTATTCTATATCACCATTTTGCCTAGTGAAAGTTACTAAATTAGCCATTATTCCTCCTCTGTTAATATATCCTCGAACATGTCATCATCTTCGCTAGAAATTTCTAACATCTCCTTGGTATGTTCTTTTACTTCCTCAACATTACAATCCTCGAATTTATTATCTAGTATCCAGCGTAAATCGTTCATGTATGTGTGTTGGTCGTATTGGTAAGCCATGCGTAGATAGTATTCAACTAAATCTACTTCATTTTTTTCTACTATCTTTGTGGCTACTGTTTTAATTACATCACCTCTTGGTTCGTAATATGTCATATTAAATCAACTCCTTTAATTTTTCGTGGTTGCATACTTTTTCATACAACAGTTGAAATATATTTATCTGCAGTTGTCTTATTATGTTGTCGCCCTCGTGTTGAAACTCCATATAAGTAGCTCCTAGCCATACATCTGACCAGTCCTGCCCCTCCAACTCGTTGGCGAACTCTATAACACCACTGTTATAAATTGGAACATAACTATCAACTATTTCAGTAACTAGGTCTTGAGGGTAACTGTGGTCGTTGTCTTTCAGTTCCTCCTCTATCTCTGACACAATCTCCTTAATAAAGTTGTGCATAATAAATCGCTCGTTTGTTTCTTTCATTATTCCTCCATTGTTAATAACCATATACAAGTATAAACCATGTGTACATCTGTTGTCAATTCATATAAAAGAAAAACCCCCTGCAATAACAGGGGGCCTTCCTTCGTATCGTATAACTAAGGGGAGTTATACAGTTGTTCTAGGTTTTGTAAAACATAAACTCAAATTATCTTTAAGTTTTTTTTGTAAATCATACATTAAAGAATTATGCACCTGTGTTGATATATAAGCTAATTCATAATCAGTAAGTTCAATACCATTAGGTAAATTCTCTTTAATTTCTTTTTGTATTATCTCTGTTGTTTTCATTATTCCTCCCCTTAGTTTTGGCTTTATCTTTTATAAAGCTCCTAGAGGATACCTGTTAAAATATCCTCCTAGAGTTTTACTAGATACCACTTGCAAGTTTTGTTGCTTGTTCTCTCTCTAGTTCTAATTTATATTTAGCAACTTGACTTGCTTGAATAAATCTTCCACCATCAAAGTTTTTATTGAACTGTGAAAATGTTTGAACTAAATCATAAACAAGGGCTAGTAATGTTGATAGAGCATACCATTTTTCTTGATAAGTTGCCTCACCATTAAAAATTACTAATGCTCTATACTCTAGGTTATTTGCAATTTCTTCAAAGTGTTTCTTAGTCATTGTTTTATTCTCCCTTAGTTAATTAATACTTGTTAATAACTATAGTCAGTTAATATATATTGTCAAGTTATTTAATAAAGTTTTTTTCCTAGGTTTAAATATGGGTGGGGGGTGTTCTAAATTTTTTCCTATAAGTCTTCATGCATATAGTCACAACACCAACACAGAATAAAACATTTAACCACAGATGAATTCTAGAAAACTTCAAGAGGTTATATATGGTAAAAATTACCAATAAAATAAATGGTAATGTCAATCTGGCTACCCTATTATTATATGTCTTAGATACCTATATTTAACTTACACAAAGTGAACAATACAGTAAACAATTGGTCTACTATATATTGTGTGTTTTACCTGACATACTACATCTAGTGGGTGCACTATCACAGTAGTACCTTGGTTGATTACCTATCTGTTTTAGAGTATTCTTACACTCTTTACATTTCTTCAATAGTGTCTAGTCTAGCTCGTTTTTCATAACAGGCATCCAATGCAATGTAGTTGCGATTCTGCCTGATTAGATAGTTTGATTAGACCTTGGGTAGCTTACTTGTCTTTCTAGTTGGTCAGGTTTCCCTGGTAAGCCTTTTGTGCTCCTGATGCCCTCTTTACCTGTATCTAAGTACTCCTAAATAATATTTATAGTTGAATAGTAACAGAAGGTAGATATAATACAAGTACCTGTTAATAACAACTAAATAATCAGGAAATGGTTTTTGGGGCAACTCATTAGCCATTTTCTGTTATTATAGAAATTAACATGATTCTTTATTCATGTTCCTCCCTGTATAGCCCTAGCTTGTCTAGGGTGTGGTACAGTTAAGCTATGACAGAAATACCAGTAATGGATTGTGACCAATGTTTAAATCCTTTTTGGGAAGACCAACTAACTGAAGGTCTGTGTCCTAATTGTGGTGAAAACGATTTATCAAGTTTCTTTGAATAAAAAAATTTTTTTTACGCCTGAGGTTCTTGTAAACCATCAGGCAGCTTTCTGCCTTTGATTCTAGGAAAGGATTTAGGTTTGTGAATATTACAATATCTATACTTGTTATATTTAGATATAACTGTATCTCAGGTTTCCTCCAAACAAATTCTTCCACTACTATATGAAGTAGAGGGTTTATGATTTGGATATTTATTTCCTTTTATATAATCACTCATACAAGATATAGTATAGTTAGGAGAACTAAAACTTATGTATAGTTATAAGAAGAAGAAAAAGAAACCTGGAAAGAAAAAAGGTAGAAGATACTAAATGGCTGAATGGCAAGGGATGAAGGTTAAGTTAAATAGTCCTACAGCTATTAGGAAAGGCGAACCAGGATATGGGCGTAAGTCAAAAAAAGTTTTTGTTATGTCTAATGGCAAAGTAAAGAAAGTAATGTTTGGTGACCCAAATATGCCTGTTCGTAAAAGCAATCCTAAAGCAAGAGCTTCGTTTCGTGCTAGGCATAAATGTTCTACTGCAAAAGATAAGACTACTGCTCGTTACTGGGCTTGTAGGGATTGGTAAGGAGATACTATGCCAAAAGGTAAAAAAGGATATTCTGCAAAACAAAAAAAAATTGCAAAGTTAGCAGTTCCAAGAAATAAATTGACTGCTGCTGATTTTAAAAAACTAAGGAAAAAATAATGAAAATAAAAGGTGTAGATGTATCTACTTTAACTAAAAGACAACAACAGACTATGAAAAAACATTCTGTACATCACACAAAAAAACATTTACAGTATATGACTAACTCTATGAAAAGAGGAACATCATTTAGTAAAGCACATAAAAATGCACAAAAGAAAGTAGGTAAGTAATGGCAGGTAGAAGAGTAACTTGGAGATGGGGTAACCAAACACATAGTGGTACACTTATTCCAAGTATGGAAACTAAATCTGCAAGATTTGCTAGAACTAAAAATGGAAAGATAAAAAAACTTCCAAAGAAAACATAATGCCTAGACCTAGGTGTAAAAGAAATGAATATTCTGGTGAGGAATGTCGCAAAGTAGCTGTTAAAGGTGGAAAGTTTTGCAGTACACAATGTAGGCGTAGAGTTAGTTATTTAAAAAGTTTATCTAGTGATAAAAAAGTAGATAAAAGAGGCTCACATGAATCTAAATCTAGAGGAGCTAAATATCCAGATTTTGTTCAATACTATGCTGCAGATATAGAAAACAAAAAGAAAACACATCAACAAGTAGCAGATTTATTAGAAATAGATAGAAGTCAAATTACAAGAATGTATGCTGCTTATTTAGAAGATAAAGAAAATTTTGAAGCACAACAAGACTGGTCTATATCAGAAGATACAGTTGAGTCATTAAAAGATTTTAAAGAGTTTAGAGATAGGTATTTTAAAACTGAAACTGGTGACTTATACGAAACAGCAGAGTTTCATGAAAACTGGATAAACAACATTGTTGATGCTATAGAAAATGGTAAACAACAAATGATACTAAGTCCACCTAGACATGGTAAGACAGACTTGCTTACACACTTTGCTGTGTGGCAGATATGTAAAAATCCAAACATAAGAATTATGTGGGTAGGTGGTAATGAAGATATTGCTAAGAATGCAGTAGGTGCTGTACTTGACCATTTAGAAAACAATGAACAATTAAACGAAGAAATAAATGGACCAGGAGTTAAGTTCCAACCTAAAGTTAGGTCAGGTAAATCTTGGTCATCTGGACAATTTACTATAGGTACTAGAACAGTTACAGGTATTAAATCACCTACTATGGTAGCTGTGGGTAAAGGTGGTAAGATTCTTTCTCGTGACTGTGATTTAATTATTGCTGATGACATTGAGGACCATGGTACAACAATACAACCTAGTGCTAGAGAGCAGACAAGACAATGGTGGACAACTACTTTGTCATCTCGTAAAGA